ACTTGAAACAGAAGAAGTAATAGAAGTTATTGAGGAAGTCAATGACATAGGTGTACAGAACCTAGAACAAGTATCAGAAGAAGTACAAGAGATAGTCCAGGCAGTAGTTGAAGAAGCTATTGAGGAGATAGAAGAACTTACAGAGGAACAAGTAGAAGTTGTTGCTGAAGTATTACAAGTTGAAACAGAAGATGTTGAGATAATAGCTGAAGCTGTCAAAGAAGATGAAGTCGTAGCTGAAGCAGTAGAAGAATATGTAGAGAGAGCTGTAGAGAACGCAGATGTAGAGAACTATACTCTTGCTGATGTTGTTACAGAGGTACAGTACGAATCATTTATAGAAAATCCTATAGAAACATTTGTAGATTTAGATTTTGAAGGAGTAACAATAGGTAACATAGGAGATGATATGACACAAGACCAAAAAGAAAAAGCACAGGAGGTCGTAGTTCCTGTAATCTTGACTAGAATAGCTAGTATGGCAGCTTTTGTATTTAGGAGAAGTCTATGATTAACAAGCTATGGACTTGGTTAGTAGAAGCAATTAAAGAAACATTAAACCTTAGTTGGACTTTGGTTGGTTTAGTTATTGCTACGCTTACACTAACTGGTTCAGCACAACAAGTTACAGGACTCGCTACAGTAATCACACTAGCTGTATGGTTATTAACTATAGGATTTAGAAAAGGAGAGTAGCAATGGATTGTTGTGGCAATGGTTGTTGTGGTGGTAGATAATGTGCTATTCTTTTATTAACGATAAAGGAACACACGTTAATATTTGCAACAGTAAATATGGATTAGAACATTGTAAGGATGGTGGACAAGATGAAACTAACAGTAGTTAGAACACAATTTGGAACAGATGCAACGAATGGGTTGCTATTTATAGATGGTATCTTTGAGTGCTATACACTAGAAGACCAGTATCAAGCAGTAAAAGTTATGCACGAGACCTGCATACCAGAGGGTACATACGACTTAAAGTTCAGAAAGACTGGTGGTTTTCACGCTAAATATTCAGAGAGATATAAGAACTCACACTATGGTATGTTGCATATACAAGATGTTCCTAACTTTACCTATATACTTATACACACAGGTAATACTGATGAGCACACCAGTGGTTGCCTCATTGTAGGAGAAACACAACAAGATTTAGAAGTATCTAAGGATGGGTTTATCGGCAGCAGCACTGTGGCGTACAAAAAAATGTATGCAAAAGTGGCAGGTCAATTACTACAAGGCAAAGATGTAAGCATAGAATATACAACCATTAACAACCTGTTTATACAAGGAGATGACAACAAAGCTAAAGACCATACTGTTTTAGCTACCACAGTTTATGATAAATTACAGGAAATAAATGGTAATGTTTTGATAGGCAATGCTATGTTGAAAGGGAGATTGATAACATAATGTTTGAAAGATTTAAAAGAGCAAGAAACCAGGATGGTACATTTAAGAAAGATGTATGGTGGACACCTTGGTCTGATTCGTGGGAGTATAGAATGAGTGAAGAACTCAAAGATATGATTGAACGAACTGCCTGGACCTTCATTGAAGCGTTCATTGGTGCATTAACAGTAGCACCTTTAGTTGGTGTAGAAGCTGAAACAATTCAGTTAGCTGCATTAGCTGGTGGTGGTGCTGCACTAGCAGTTATCAAGACATACGCAAAAAAACAAATTACTAAGTAATAAAATAGTCATACACATTGTGTATAATAGCCTTAACAGAAGGGCTAAATATGACACAAGAACTAGGTAATAATTACTACAAATCTGGGTGGCAACCATCAATTGAGTTTGATGAAAAGACTGGCAAAGGTGAAGTAACCTATGTTGGTACTGACCCAGACTATAAAAATAAGTATGATGACATACTAAAGGGCTGGGGTTTTGACCCTAGATATTACGAAATAGAAGGCACAGTTCGTGCATCTTCTTGGGAAGTACAACTCAAAGGTGGTAAGACAACTACCTTTTATGCCTTTAAAGGTGTAGTTAAAAGAAAGAATCCTGCGTTAGATGAATACTTTAATGAGTTACTATCGCTGTTTAAACACAAACCTAAATTAAAAAATAAAAAGTATGGTGGTGACACTGCATTTATATTTACAATGGCTGACTGGCAGTTAGGTAAGGCTGACTATGGCGTTGAAAATACTATTGAACGCTATGAGGTGGCTCTTATAGAAGGGGTAAATCAGATTAAGGCACTGCGTAAGGGAGGAACACTAATAGATGAAGTGTATTTGTTGGGGTTAGGTGACCTTACTGAAAATTGTGACCAAAGTTTTTACTCTAGTATGCCATTTAATATAGAATTAAATCTATCGCAACAGTACAGATTAGCAAGACAAATGATTATGCGTACAGTAGAAGCGTTCTTGCCTATTGTAGATAAGATTACTTTGTGTGGTATCGGTGGTAATCACGGAGAGATGACAAGAAGTGCTAAAGGACAGGTGTTATCTGATAGATTAGACAACTCTGATATGATGCACTTTGAGGTAGTTAAAGAAATACTTGCACAGAACAATAGGTATGACAAAGTAAATGTGATATTACCTACTGACTATCATCACTTGTTAGAAATTAAAGGTAAAGCTGTAGCTATTACACACGGCCATATGACTACTGGTGGAGCTGGTCCTGAAGGTAAGATAATTAAATGGTGGCAAGGCCAGATGTTTGGTTGGCTACCTAGTGGTGCAGCAGAGATACTTATTACTGGTCACTACCATCATCCTAGGGTGTTTAAACAGGGTAAGAGAACTTGGTTTCAATGTCCAAGCATAGATGCAAGTAAAGACTTTACTGCAAGGACTGGAATGTGGAACGAACCAGGCGTTCTCACATTCACAATCAATAAAAAAGGATGGGACAACTACAAAATAGTTTAATCATTCTTCTTCTGGTGGCGTATTAATAGTTATCTTTGTTACAGGAACAATAGCTTTTAACTCTTGCACACCATCAGTGCCAGTAATTATTACAGTTTTAAACAAACCTCTGCTTTCTAGTTCTTGTAACAAAACTATTAAGTCTGCTTCACTTACTGATATATCACTCATTCTTTCTCCTTATGTATCTTGGCATCTTGTTCATAAAGATACCCTACTTGTTTTGTAATTGATTCATTATCTAAAAATTCTGTAGTCTTAGGCATAGACCTTTCTTCCCATTTAAAGTCATAGTTTTTTCTTACTAACCTATGTATATTCCAAGTCATAATTTTACCATTGTACTCTGAAAGATATACAAAAGTCTTACCTGTTTCTACAGATTTAATAATGTTGCTATCAAATTTTTTCTTTTCAATTATCCAGCTGTCGTACTCTGCTGTTCTTGATTTAATTTCTACAATATACCTATCGTTCTCAGCATCATATGTGCTGTATGGGTCTATGTGTTCTTGTAAATCAAGTCCAGGATAAATGTCATTGAGTCTATTAATTATTTCTAATTGTGTATTCAAAACATCTCCTTTAAATTGTTGGTTTGTATTCGTTTTTCATTAGCACTCGTTACTAATGCGTGACACACTGACCAATCCCACTTGTAAGGGTTGGTGTCATCTTGTTTCTTGTACCTACATCCACAAAATACATTACCTTCCATATCTTCATAAAATATTTTGTTGTCTTTACAAAGATATGGAGCTTTATGTTTTCTGTCTGGTGCAGGTGATATATCAAAGTTATAATCAGGGTATCTATCCTTAATTTTTTTGATAAGTTTATCTAAATTAGCACCACCTGCTTGTTCTAAGGTCAAGACCCATCTTTCAGTGACCAATCACCATCACTGTTTATCCAATCAAATACATTACCTTTGTTAATTTCACCAGCTGCTAGTGCTTGTTTAGCTTTTGCTGCTAGTGCATCATCTCCTTTGTCAATAGTTTTAGCAACTGCTTGATTAAATTTCTCTAACTGTTTGTCTGTAGGAGAAGCACCAGGGTTTTTCATAATAGGTTTTTCTTCTACATCACCAAAGACTTCCTCAACAATTTGTTGTTCATCATTTGATGAATCAACAACTACTTCAATCATAGTAATGTATGTTGACATCTGGTCAGCTGTCCACTTCTCTATGTTCTCAGGAAAGTCCTGCTCTGAAGTAACCTTGTTGTAGGTTTCATTCATAAGTTTCTTCTTAGCTTTCTCATCAGGTATCATAGCTGACACAGTGTGGTCCAACTGTTGCTTCTTGTTTGGGTTATCTTTAACCATATCCTCAAACTCTTTAGCTGACTTATCTGTAACCTTAGCCTCTTGTTTCTTTGTAGCTTTAGGTTTCTCTTCATCCATATAGAAGTCATCAGTACCTGACCAAAGTTCAACGCCAAGTCCAGCTCTCATTGATGCTCGTTTAAAGGCATCACTCTCTGCTAGTTTAAGACACTCACCTAGTGTTGCTCTTTGTAATGCTGGTGCTTCAACATCACCTGCACCCTGGTAAACTAATCCATCTATGGTTAACTTACCAATAGCACCTACTATCTTGTTCTCTATTATGACTGGTTCAAACTCCCACTCATACTTAACATCACAATCTCGTAGTCTTTCTACATAAACTGCGTGGTTTACAAACTTGCCAAACTTTCCTTTAGGTGGGTCTTGTACAACCTCCTCTGGAAAGGGAGCAAGTAATTTCTTTTTAGTTTCTTTGTTCATATCATTCTCCTGTTATCATTAAAGAAACAAATGTTTTTATTCATTTGTTTCCTTTCTGAGATAGTAAAGCCTCTAGCAATAGAGGCATACTATCTACCTTATTCATTATCTTCTTTGACTTCAATGACCTGGTACAATCTTTGTCTTGATATACCAAGTATCGTAGCCATATCTGTAAATGACACACCTACTTCGCGGCCATCATTAATTAGTTTGACTCTTTGTTTCTTAAGAGTATCTACCAATTCATTAGCTTCCTGTATTAGGTAAGCTACATTATGCAATTCTTCTAAGACATTTTTCTTGGTATCCATAGATTGCAATAGGGTATTACTGCGTTGATTCACGCTTCTCCTCTCTGTTTAGTCGCTACTATTGTTAGCTGACTGTTGTTTTGTATAGTTCTTTAGGGTTAATAAAGTCGCCACTATCGTTATCTATAATAGAAACTACATTACTACCTGTGGAACGGAGCTCAGCAAATTTTAGTTTTGCCTCTGCTATCGTGCTAGAACTGTCGCCATCAAAGTGATACACATCAGTACCACCATAGATGTTATGACACTCTATTCGTATTGACATACAACCTCTCGTTGCTTACTGTCATTGTAATCTACATTATAATTAATGTAAACGATATTATAATTATTAGTCAGCTCACTATCTGTATAAACAATGAGCTGTCTAATGATTACTTGTCATCTTTACTTCTAACTATAAATCTTTTATCAAATATAGATTTATAATCTTCAGTGTCCACACTTTGCAGAGAGTGTTTTAGTCTGTCTGCGTTTGGTGTGTACTGTATGTACCCAATCACTTTGTTTCCCTTGACCTTTGTATATACTTGCAAAGGTAAGTTCTCTTTCTTGATGTGATTGTTAAGATTATTTCTAAACTTTCTTTCTTCAGTCTTGACTTCTTCTAAGTCTTCACTGCTAAATGTATAGAATTTTACAATAGCAAACGGCTTAGTCTTAGCTAGTTTGATTGCTTTCTTAAGTACATCTCTATGGTCGTACCATTTCTTAGCTGGTCTAGTGAGTTCTTTAAACTCATCTTGATTCACTAACTCTGGCTCTTCCATCTCGTTCCAGTGTATCTTTGACATCATTTCCTTTCTGATATTTACTCTGTATAAATACCTATCACCTCTCTGTTTATACAAAGAGGTGTTAGCTAGTTATTCTTCTAGTACATTAAACAATCTCATCAAGTACAGGTCATCTTCTCTCTCCCTGTCTATTTGTTTTTGTGTTTTGTACCCACCATACTTCTGCAGTAAGACATAAAATAATATTGATACTGCAATCATATCTAAGAGAGACATTACTCCTCCTCTTGCAATATAAAAATGTGAAAATAAATATTGTTAACAACAGATATATATTCTGTTTGGTCATACTTACTTATATCAATTTCACTAACAAGATTCCTAAACTGAATAACTTGGTCTTGTAAAAGCATATATCTATCTGTCATACAGACTCCTTGTCTGCAATATCATATGCTTCATACACAAAAGTAAAGATATTTTTTATAGGTAGTTCATAATGTCTTATCATAAACAACAACATCTTTTCTTCTGTTGATAAGTTATCATCACTAAAGTCTTCGTTGTCAAACATTATTCCTCCTCCATACTTGAATACCAAATAACAATATTATTATCAAGTTCTAGCTCGTACTGTGTACTGTCTGCTAATTCAAATTTAGAATATGTACTTGTATATCCCCAATTTGTATGACCATAATATCTTTCTGTATATTCATCAATGTATTCTGTGACATCCATACCCATTATTCATCCTCTTTCATAGTTGCAAAAGGGGATAGACAATAGATACTTGGCCTATGTCCTGTGAATATTGCTTCAGTGTTTGCCTCTACTAGCGTATCAACAGTGTGAACTGCCTCTGCTAGTGTTGTGCTTGATTCAAAATAAAAATCAACAGATAAAATATTCTCATCTGTCTTTTGGTTTTCATCTGTGAATACATACACATCCGATTCTTTCATTTGTTTCCTTTCGTTATGCTATAGATAGCTTGTAACCTACAAGTGATATCTCTATGCTCGTGGTGTCAGGCTCCGTATCGTCACACCACAGGACAATTGATACAGTACTCTTACATAGCTTATAAGTTCCAAGCTACTTACAATACCCTCTTAAAACAGGTCAAGCCTGTTTGTTATATTAGTTCTAATGTATTATTTTCTTTTACTAAACCTCGTATGAAACCGTCTAAAAAGAAATACA